CGGTCTGTTCATTGGCTGAATTAATGTATCAGATTGAGCTTGCTGAAAAGAATGCTATCAATCAGGCATCGGCAAATGTAACCGACATAAATGTCGGGAACATCTCAACAGGCATTGTAACATCTGTATCTTCTGGCAGTGAATCCATCTCTTACGCAACACCTCAACAGATTGGGGCGAGTGCAAAAGAATGGAGCGCAGTATATGCCGCCGCCGGAGATGCGCAGAAAACGAACGACTTGCTCTTAAAGACAGCTTTACCGCTTCTGATGGGAGTAAGGACAGATGATGGAATACCAATTCTTTATGCGGGGGTGTGAGCATGAAATGCAGACAGTGTGGAAAAGAGCTTAAATCGCATTGGAGTACCGACATTTGTCTTGAGTGTTCAAGAGAAAACATGAAAAAGATATTCAGAGAAAACTCAGAAATAAAGCAGGCGTTCCACGAAACCATTGAAGAACTTAAAAAGCCTGAAAATATTGAGAAAATGGCTAAAAATACAGCTAATTTTATGAATGCTGTTCAGGCGTTAAGGGGTGATAAATGATGGACATTTCAACATTAGGCTCATGTATAGCAATCGTTATGATTTGCTACATTGTAGGAATGGGCTGTAAAGCATCAAAAAGAATCTCTGATGAATGGATTCCAGTAATCATGGCGGTTATTGGTGGCATTCTCGGAGCTGTCGGGATGGGAGTTATCCCGGACTTCCCGGCAACGGATTATATCACAGCGGTTGCGGTCGGTATGTTTAACGGATTATCGGCTACTGGCGTGAATCAGGTTATTAAGCAGACAACGCAGAAAGAATAATTAAGGAGAGGGTATCATGTATTCGTCTAAAATTACACTTTTCAACTATTACGAAAGTGCCACAACTAGAGATGCGTACTGGTATCCTCATGTTTTATCCGGCGTTGACCTGATTACGGACAAGGGAGCAATCCTTAAGAAGTACGGGCCAGACGCAACAGACAACGCGCAGTTACACATCCGCTATACTGTCCAGAATGGCGATATAACCATTACTGACAAGGATGGTAAGATTCTCCCATATGTACCGCCTAAGGAGTGGAAAAGACAGATTAACAACGCTCTGGAAGACACTATCACATTCTCAGATGAATCGTTCTTCTGGGAGGGTGAATGGAATGGCGGAACGGTATCTGACAGTGATTATCGAAATGGATTCTATCAGTACATGAACGAGAACAGGGATAATGTATTCAAGATTACCAGTGTAGGCGGCCCATATACACTGATTCCGCACTTTGAAATATTAGGAAAGTAGGATGCAATATGGCGTATAAACCGATCGGCAAGGACGCAGATGGATATGAGATTCTGACAGAAGCCATGAAAGCTCTGCTGAATCAGTATCCGGGGTTATATGAAAACGAAACAATCAAATATGAAGAACTGGGAACCGATAGCGGTATCTCGTTCTTTGCGGATACCGGAGCATTAATCTATTCAGAAAAAGAAGATGTATGCGGAACGATGCACCAGGTGTGCCAGTATCCGTTTATCGTGGTATATCGCACAGCTTCCGAAAAGGAGCGCCAGAAGCTATCTGTTCAGAAGTTTCTGGACAACCTTGGCAAGTGGATTTGCCGGGAACCAGTCACAGTAGATGGCACTGAGACGCGCTTATCCGCTTTTCCAGAGCTTTCCAGAGGGCGAGTGATAAAACGCATCATTCGCGATAATTCCTACGGCACAGAGCCGCAGGAGAACGGCGTACAGGACTGGTTACTTCCAATCACGGTAAAATACGAATATGACTGGGAAAAATGGTGATTACACCAATTAAATATAATAACTAACCGGCTATCAATCGGAGATAGTCGCTAACCTACACAGCCTTTTAAGAGTTATAGGCAGAAAGGACTTTTTTTATGATTGAAAGAAAATATCTTGCACATTATCTTGATTCTTCTTTTGGGAGTTTAACTCCTACATATGTAAAAATCGGTAAAAACCTCGAAGAGTACAACGAGGAACTGAACCCGGACGTTGAAGTTACTAAAAACATTTGGGGAGAACAGTCCGTTCAGCATTCCGGTTATGAGGTGCAAGCAGACGTTGATCCGTATTATTACGAGGATTATGACGATGCACTTTCCAACAAAATCATGGAGCTGGCAAACACAAGGGCAACCGGAGACAAATGTAAAACCACAATGGTTGATGTGCTTCTGAAGCCAGGAGACAGTGATGCAGCGCCAACAGTTGTATGGGCTTATCGCGAGGATGTATTTGTTATTCCGAACAGTGTCGGCGGCGATACTTCTGGAATCCAGACACCATTTACAATTTATAAAGCCGGAAATCGAGTAAAAGGAACCTGGGATGTATCAAAGAAAACCTTTACAGTAAGCGATAGCGCGCTTTAATCGAATTTAGGAGGATATGGAAATGGCAGCAAAACAAATCAAAACCAATGTCAAGGCGGCTGAATATGAGTTTTTGGACGCTGACGGAAACATTCTTTTCACAATACGCTTTAATCCGGATTTGGATATCGCCAGAAGATACAATAAGACAGTTGATTTTCTCAATAAAATGTTCGCAAATATCGGACAGGATGAAAAGAACGCGGATGTATTTTTTGATAAATGCGACGAGTTGAGAGATGAACTGAACGAACTGTTTAATTGTGATATTGCAGCCCCGATTTTCTCAGTCATGAATCCATTTACTCCATTGGAGAGCGGCAAGTTTTACATCGAGGAAATCATGGAGAAGCTTGGTGATATCGTGGAAGCGGAGTTCGATACACGAGTTAAAAGGGTACAGAGCCGTCAGAACAAATATACGGCGAAGTACCATAAATAATGAACCCGTGGGAGCTTCCAACCTCAATTGATGTTGATGGAACCACATATGCAATAAGAACGGATTTCCGGGTCGTATTGGACGTATTAACGGCCATTAACGATCCGGATTTGTTTTTGCCGGATTCTTCCGAACAGGAAAAGTCATTTGTGAGGATGGATACCATATTGAAGATTATAGTGGAGAACTATGATGATCTGCCGCCGGATAAATGGGATGAAGCATGTAAGGCTGTAATTGATTTTATTGATTGTGGCATGGAAGACGATGGAAAACGTAAGCCACACACAATGGACTGGCAGCAGGACGCACAGATCATCATTCCGGCAATAAACAGAGTGCAGGGGACCGAGATCCGGGCACTTCCGTATTTACATTGGTGGACTTTTCTAGGGGCCTATATGGAAATTGGCGAATGCCTTTTTGCGCAGGTGGTGCATATTAGGCAAAAAAAGCTGAAACATCAGAAGTTGGAAAAGTGGGAAAATGATTTTTACAACCAAAACAAAGATATTATTGATCTAAAAAAGAAGATCAGTGAAGAACAAAAAATTGAAATGGAAAATCTTGAAAAATGGCTGTAGGAGGTGATTTTGCATGGCTGACGGAAGTGTAGTAATTGATACCAAAATAGACACAAGCGGCGCCGAAAAAGGCGCTGATGATATAGTGAAATCCCTGGAAAGTATTTTGGGGTATATGCAAAATATCTCTTCCAGTATAAATAAAATCGTAAGTAGCTTAACCGGTGGCTCGAATACAGCGAGCAACGCGGTATCTAATCTAACTGATAACCTTGAAGCCACTGCGGAAGCCGGGAAACGTGCGGTAAAAGCTGTTAGTAAATTTGATCCAAGTGATGTGTCTGGGCTTACAATTCATCGTTGGAATGATAATAGTGATTTAATTGGAGATACAAGCGAGATTTCAGAAGAACAAAGACGGGAACTCGCCGAAAATGCTAAAGCCGCTAGGGAATCAGCACAAGAAGCGGCTGACGCGTTTAATGGCGAAAAAGAAAAGGCGAATGAGCTGTATGATTCTATCAGAAAGTTAAAAGCTGAATTGAAGTCTCTTGAAAAATCCGGGAAATGGTGGGGAGATGATGAGTATGACGAAGCCGCTATTAAGCTAAATGAACTCAATAAGCAGGCACAGGAATATAAGAAAACAACTCTTTCGCCGGAAATAGACAGCGCAGCGGATTCCGTGAGCAGGCTCGGTCAAAAGGTTGACAGTCTCTCAAAAAAACTGATGAATGCCGGAATTTCCGGATTAAAAAGCAAAATCAAAAGCATAGGAAAGACTATTGATGGACTGGTATCTAAGCTTTTAAAACTTACATCAAGCGCAATCATAGGCGGCTTGCAGAGAATTTCCAGTGGTATATTTGGAATTCATAAATCAGCAAATAAAAGCACACTGTCGTTAAAAAATTTATTGAAATATGCGTTTGGAATTCGTTCATTGTTTGTTCTGTTCAACAAATTACGTAATGCGATTATAGCCGGATTTCAGAATCTTGCCAAGTATGATTTAGCGACACGGACTGGACAGGTAAACAACAGCATTTCCTCGCTGACTTCCGCGCTGACACGATTAAAAAACAGTTTTGCAACAGCATTCGCGCCAATATTGACAACAGTTGCACCGATTCTTATTAGGTTTATAAATCTCATATCCGAAGCTGTAACGCGTGTAGGCATGTTGGTTGCAGCCTTGACGGGAAAAGATACATTTACCAAAGCAATAGGAGTGCAAGAGAATTATGCGGCCAGTCTGGACAAAAGCTCTAAAAACGCAAATAAAGCCAAAAAAGCAACAAAAGGATATCTCTCTTCATTAGATGAAATTAAGCGGTATGACGATGGAAAAACCGACAGTGGAGCAGGTTCTGGCGGTGGTGGCTATACTGCTCCTTCCGCAAGTGAGATGTTTGAAACTGTTCCGATTGAAAGCTCTATCAAAGATATTGCAGATAAGATAAAAGGATATATCCAAAGCCAAGATTGGGAGGGACTTGGTTCCTACATGGCTGATGGTATCAACACAGGGCTTGAAAGGGTTTATGAGGTAATCAGTTGGGATAATGTAGGTCCGAAGATAGAGCCTTTTATAACCGGATTCACAACAACCTTTAATAGCTTAGTTGATAATATCAACTGGGAATTAATAGGACAGACTGTTGGAACCGGTATAAACACCATTGTGAAAGCTTTGAATTTGGCAATCACAGGAATTGACTGGTATAAACTTGGAAAGAAATTTGCAAAAGGAATTAAGGGAATCGTTAAAGAGGTTGATTGGAAATCACTTGGGCAGTTGATCGGAAATAAATTCATGATTTCGTGGAGAATATTTAGCGGATTCGTGAAAAATCTACCTTATGCAAGCATAGGAAAAGCAGTTGCTACTGCATTAAATGGAGTATTTTCTACCATTTCTTTTTCTGAAATTGGAAATTCATTAGCCACTGTTATGAATGGAGCATTTACTACTCTTTATAATTTCGCAACTACTTTTGATTGGACACAGATGGTTAATAATATTGCCGGTGGAATCAATGAGTTTATATCAACTTTTGACTGGAAAGGTAATGGAGAAAAATTAGAGGTTTTTCTTGATAATCTGTGTGATGCAATTGTAGATTTTGTAGAAACAACAGACTGGGAAGCTGTTGGAAAAGGAATTGGAACGTTTCTTTCTAAGATTGATTGGCTTGGCCATTTAAAACAAGTCACTACAGCAATTGTTAAAGCCTTGAAGGATTTGTTTGATGGACTTGAAACAAGTGGAACCGCTGGAAAAATTGCTTCATTTCTTGGAAAAGCATTTCTTGCTGTAAAAATTGCTAATATTACAGGAATCAGCACACTTGTATCATTATTAATCGGGCATATTGGAACGAAGATTGCCGAAAGCAAAAATGCAGAATTGATCGCCAATAAACTATCAGAGGTAATTGGAAAAGGAACGGAACAGGCAACAGGAGCTTTAGAGGGGCTTGGAAATGCCGCTGAGACATCGGGCGGTCAGCTCGGAGGATTCTGGAGTGCAGCGCTAAATGCAGGAGCTACCGCATTTGTTGTTCAACAGTTCAAAGATGTAAAAACTGCTATGGATTTTGAAGAATCTACAGCAGATGCCTTCAATGATTTTGAAGTTGTTCGCAAAGCTCTGAAATTGCTCGAAGACCAGAGTGTTATATCTGGTGATGAACTAATAGGCCTTGGCGGTGATCTTGGCTCTGTTAAAGATAATACGTTTGATTTTGACCAGCAATTCCAAACAGTTATAACAACTCTTAAAAATGCCGGTGTATCATCCGATACATTTAAAACAGCATTGAAAACAGCGCTTGAAGAAAGCAACGTTAGTGTCAATGAAAACATCAAGAAAATTAATGAATATCTTGGGAATATGGACAATAAATTCATTAATTCCAAAAAAACCGCTGAAAACAAAATGAGTGGCATGTCAACAGCTGTGGGCACTGCAATGTCAAGTGTTCAATCTGCTACAGAAAAAGCTATGTCTGCTGCGGAAAAATCTGTATCGGATTCTACTAGCAATATTAATACCGATACTGTTACGAACTGGGGAAACTCAGCAGAAGAAGTGGATAAAAACCTTGACCGAATGAAACAACATGCAAATCTGAAGCTCGGAGAAATGCACAAGACAGTAGAAAGCCATTTTTCAAGCCAGTATAATACTATGACAAAAAAATGGGAACGAGCGCAAGAACGTATTGAGCAGATTATTTCGGAAATGATTAAAAATATAAATACAAGCCTTGAAGGTTTTTCCAAAGATATAAGCTCCGTTGGGAAAAGAATAGGAAATAATTTATTATCTGGGATTTCAAGCGGAGTCAGAGGAATAACTAATATTCTGAATGACGTTATCGGAAAAGTAAATAGCATGGTTGGAAATATCAATAATGCAATATCTGGAATTGAAAGAGGATTCACTTTTTCATATAATGTTCAGCTTCCTAATGGCGGGCGCAGATGGGGGAATTATTCTATGAGGCTTCCAAGGGTAAGTACAGTCCCATACTTAGCAAGCGGTGCGGTTATCCCGCCAAGATCAGAGTTTCTGGCAGTGCTCGGCGATCAGAAGAATGGGCGCAACCTGGAAGCACCGGAAGGAACCATCAGGGACATAGTTAATGATGCTCTGGCACAGAACCAAGGAGGCGGAGAAACCAGGATAATCATTCAGTTGGACCGTAGAGTAATATACGACAGCGTAATAAAAGAAGCTAAAACGAGACGCGATACAAGTGGCAAAAATCCTTTTGATTTGTAGGGGGCAGATATGGCGAAAAAAGAGTTAAAATTTAACAATATAACTGTGTGGTCTCCGGACAAGGATATGGGGTATTCATTTGAGACTACGTACTCAGAAGGTAGCCAACGTACACAATACGGAAAAGCACTTCTAGTACCACTGTTTACAGTTGAGCAATATTCGTATAAGGCAACTCATGTGCCTTTAGCAGAAGTCACCAAGATTTTAAAGATTATTGCAAAAGGGAAAAGGTTTACACTGCATCACTATTCTCTATATCATGGTACGTGGAGAGATGATTTATTCTATGTTGGAAAATCTGGAAATCTAATAATTGGCGAAATTTCTGATGATGGCTATGTATCAGAACTATCTTTTAACATGACGGGGGTGAATCCACTTGATTAATGTTTCGAAAGCATTTAAAGATGCGCTCGCAGAAGGCGAAAAACTATATGAAGTAGTGGATATCACCTTTGCGGACGGAAGAAAAAAGACCTTGGATAGTGAAATTCTAGTGGGCGGAGGAGACTTTACGGATTGCGCAGAAAGCAGCAGCTTTCCGATTGGAACCACAATATGTAAGTCCATGACTCTGAGCCTGGATAACACAGAGGACCAGTGGAAGGATTACTACTTTTACAAAGCAAAATTAACCGCCTACCTCAAAATGCAAGTAACTGATAGCATTGTGGAGACCATAAAAAAAGGAACCTACACAATTACAACTCCTGAACAGTACGGTGAAGTCCTTGAATTCACTGCTCTGGATGATATGTACAAAGCTAATACATCTTATACAAGCAGCCTGGTACTTCCACAGCCGGCTTTTACATTGCTCCGGGATGCTTGCGCAACTATTGGAATCTCTATGGGATTTTCCTCTATGGAACACGGAGACGTGGTAGTCAACAGTATTCCAGATGGAATTACCTTCCGGCAGCTGATCGGCTGGATAGTTATGTTGGATTCGGCTAATGCAAGGGTGGATGTAAATGGTAATTTACAGTTGATCAAATGGGATTTCGATTCAATATCAGTAGATTACGGAGCCACAGTCGGGGATGATGGATATCTTGTATTTGGAAGTGGATCAAGCGCAGATTCCGATGGATTTATTTCTCCAAATGCCGGAAACTGGTACTTAGATAGTGATGGATATCTCACATTAAAAGAAGGAGTTGGAAATCCTACCAGGTTGAGAGATTATCTTTTTTCGCCGACTCTCTCAAGTGATGATATCGTAATAACCGGAATCAAGGTAAAAAATACGGAATCAGATGCCGTGTACGGAAAAGATGGGTATGTCCTGGAATTGGAAAATGATTTGCTTGGTGATGCTGATCTTGAAACTGTAGCTGGATGGATTGGAGATAATCTAATCGGGAAATCATTCCGGAGCATGGAAGGAAGTCTGATTTACAACCCGTTAACAGAATTTGGAGATATGGCTTTTACTTACGACAGAAAAGAAAATAAGTATATAACGCCAATTACTGATGTATCAAGCCGGCTGAACGGAACAACAGATGTAAAAACAAAAGCCGAAAATCCAATAAGAGGGAGTAGCAAATTTTTATCATCTGCTGATAAAACATTAATAGCTGCTAAAAAAATCATTGAAAACGAAAAAACAGCCAGAGAACAAGCTGTTAAAAAACTTGAAAATGCGTTGGCTAATTCAGAGGGACTTTTTGAAACTCTTGAGGTGCTTGAAGATAAAAGCGTTATTACTTATTTGCACGATAAACCATTACTAGAAGAATCAAAAGTTGTGATAAAGCTAACCAGTAATGCTATAGGGGTTTCCAATGATGGCGGTGAAACTTATCCATACGGATTTGTTGTTGACGGAACATTGATAACAAGGCTTTTATACGCAGAAGGGATAAATGCGAATTATATAGATTCCGGTGCTTTAACTGTGAGAGATTCTGATGGAAATATAATATTCCAGGCAGATATGAATACAAAAAAAGTATATCTCGATGGATCCGTGCAGATAGGCGGTGGAAAATCTATCAATGATATCGAGCAAACAGCTGAAAATGCAATGAAAGCAGCTGCGCTTGCTAAAAATATGACATTGCAATTAAGCAACGAATATCAGGGAATATCTGTTGACTCTAACGGGAATTACGGGACATTTCCAAGTGGTGTGACTACACAGGCAGTCGTGATGTACGGAACACAGGATATTACGGATGATTGTAGTTATACGATATCAAAATCTGATGGAGTGGATGGAACATGGGATATCTCAACAAAAACATATACTGTAACTGGATTAAATACAGATAATGGATGGATAGATATAAAAGCTACTTATCTGGAAACATTATCCGTTAGCAAAAGATTCTCTGTTTCAAAGCAATACGCCGGGGAAAAAGGAGAACAAGGCGTACCTGGCAGAACGTATTTTATTGAAATGTCAGCGGATATTTTAAAACGTGGACAGGATAATAAAGTATCACCAAACAATATAACTGCAAAAGCATATTATAGAGATGGGGATAAGGCAGAAAGAAAAGAATATAAAGGCAGATGGAAAGTTCAAACATCAACTGATGGATCTACTTATAGTAATGTTTTAGCAAGTATTGTGGATGAATCAGAAAAATCTTATACAGTTGGATCATTGGACAGAAGTGTTGTGTATATAAGGTTTATATTGTATGAAGCTGGAGGAAACAACAATCAGCTTGATATACAGACTATTCCAATATTGATTGATGTGGACGCACTTACCCACGAAGAGATATTTAATCTTCTTACAAATAATGGTTTCATGAAAGCAATTTATAAAGAGGGAAACCAGTTATATATTTCGTTCACCTATGCAAAAGGTGGAACGCTGAAGCTTGGCGGTCCAAATAATGGATATGGCACCTTTGAGGTGTATGACGCGAATGGAAATATAATAACCCAAATAGATAACTCGGTTGGGTTTAAAAACTTCAAGGGAAAAGAGTGGTTTCAGATAAATGAGTCTGTAGCTACAGCTGGTTACGATTCGTCCCTTGTTCATGGGCTTCTCGATTTATCCGCTCAATACTCTGATGGATATTGGACTGTTTTGGAGAGCAAACAAGCTGGTCTTCTTTTAAAAACAGTATCTAGAATGAAAGTTGAGACAACCGGAAGCAGTTCTCTGACTCTCAATGTGCCAGAAATGCCTAAGCTTATAACCGGTAGTAACTTGGGAAAAAATAATAATGGAGATGTCGGAACAATTGCATCATCCTCTATGCATTATAAAATTCTTGGGAAAACCGTAAAGGAAGACGAACTGGAAGACCTCTATAAAGTCAAGGTAATCTGGGCGAAGTACAAAGACGGATATCTTATGGAGCAAGACGAACGGTGCGGTAAAGAAATGCCGATGTTTATTGCAGAGGATATTGACCGCAGATTTCCAATCGCTGTTGACCATGATAAAAAGGGACGTGCTGAAAACTGGAACTATCGTATTATGATTCCATGCATGTTCGCAATGCTAAAAAATGAGCATGAGAAAGTCAAAGAATTGCAATCTGAGTTGGAATCAATCAAAACAGAACTGACGGAATTAAAAGAGCTTATTAATCAATACATAGTAAAAAAGGAGGTATAAAAATGTCTGACAATAAGCCTATCACGCGAGAAGAAATGTATCTTGCAAAGTTAACTGGAGATTATACAGGGGAGATACCAAAGCCAATAACCAGGAAAGAGAGATATCTGTATAAACTGTGTATTGATGGAATTGGAGCTAGTAAGGAAAATATCGCAGAAGCGGTCCAGACGTACCTGTCCGATAAGGGCGTTGGACTTAACATGGATACAGATGGCTATGTGAGTTTGAAAACAACAGAGGTAAACAATAATGGCTGATACATTTAAAGGGATAATCACAGCAGATGGAAAGAAACGGCAACTACCTTACGGTGCAGTGTTGGAAACGCCGGTTTCTGACACAACGTTATCTAAAGAGGGCGGGTTTGCAGATTCCAAAGCGGTAGGGGATAAATTTGCGAAAGTGGACAGTACAACCGCTTCACTAAAGGAAGATATAGAGTATTTTAAAGATGATGTTACCAAAGCATTTAACGTGACTGAAAATCTATATAACCCACATTCATTTACAAATACAAAGGGTGTAGCATTAACTATTGCTGATGGTACAGAGTACGCAGATTCTACAACAGTAAATGCAATTACAACTGGATATTTTGACACAAATGAGGGGGATGTATGGAGGTTTTATAGATGGAATACAGCCAAGGATAATATATATAAGCTGGAAGTAAGAGTGCATTGGTTTGATGAAAATGGAAAGTATATAAGCGGTGCAATTATAACTGGTGATGTAACAGCACCTATAAACGCTAGACGTTTACGTTTTACAGAAAAATTCACATTACTATATCCGACGTTAGATGTAATGGTTACTAAAAATTATTCGTTTGGTGTAAATGGTTATGTCCCGTATGGTATTACGCAGTTAAAAGAAACATTCTTGCCAAGAGAAAAAGTATATGAACAAGCACATAGAAACGGAACACTTCATAGCGGTGATTCATGGGTATTGGAAAATAATAATATTATGGCAAGAAAAGTGTTTGTTTTGAGTGGAATTGTAAACTCATTTTCTATACTTGAAATGGGGCATGGCACTAAAACAAATTCTCCTTCGAGCTGGATAGTCGTAGATAGCACAAATATTACAGTATATTCAACACCCACCGACAAAGTAATACTTGCACACGGCTTATCCATTGTGAATACAATTCATATTATAATTGAAGTAGCCGCAAACTATAAAGCGAAAATCACATTAGTATCTAATGGTGAAAAATACAATACAGAACAAGACTGGGATGGTAACATTGGAAATATTTTTGTAAATAGCATTAATACAGAATTAGCAAATTGTGCCGTATCTTGGACTTGCAAAAATTATTCTTCACCAATATGGGCATATGGAGATAGCTATTTTGGTATGACAAATAAGGCACGGTGGATTGCTCAGTTGTTAAGCAATGGTTATGGCACAGATATGCTCATTGATGGTTATCCGGGTAGAGGTTCTGATAATGCGTATAATTCATTACAAGCTACATTAAAACACGGCAAACCAAAATATATATTATGGGCTGTGGGTATGAATAACCCAGATAATGAATCATCTGTTAACGGAAACTGGAATAATAGATTTAATGATGTAAAGAATGTGTGTAAAGAAAATGATATAATACTTATCGGGTGTACAATTCCGAATACACCAACACAGTTTAATAGCTACAAAAATAACGTTGTTAGAAATGCAGGAATTAAATATATAGATTTCGCAAAATCAGTGGGTGCTGAACACAAGGGAGATTCGTGGTATGACGGTATGCTGTCGGGTGATAATGTACACCCTACGGAAAAAGGTGCTATAACATTATATTTACAAGCATTAGCAGATTTTCCAGAATTGGCGAACACTTAACTAAAGGATGCTTTAGCGAAGCATTGCGCTCCTTAATTTTGAGGGGCGCACCAAATATGAAAGGAATGATACAATGAGCAAATTACAGGAATTTTTAAACCTTGGTGATTATTACGCATCCAACGGCGGATATCTTGAAAAGAAAAGTAATGCCTATCTGGATGATTTTAAAAAGAATGCAGGATACAACAATTACACCAAATTCGCAAGAGATGTGAATAGCTGGGGGCAGCCGGGATGCCAGGGACAGCCGTGGTGCGCAGAGTATCAGTTCTGGAAACTGGTGAATGTTCTAGGAATCACAAAAGCCTTACAGATTATGGGTGGAGGATTTTACAATTGCGTATCAATCACTAAATGGGCTAAGAAAAAAGGCACTTGGCGTAATACTCCAAAGGTAGGCGCACTTGTAATCTTCCGCAATGGCTCCCATGTTGGAAGTGTGCAGAGTTTTGATAGCTCGAGAATCTATACAAATGAAGGAAATACTTCTAGTGCAGCTGGAGTAGTAGCAAATGGCGGTGCAGTCCGAAATAAGTCCTATTTAATCAGTGATTCTTCCATTGATGGATATGTTTGGATTGACTGGGGGTCTTACGAAGAGACAGCCACATGGAAAAAGACTGGAACCAGAGTGGCAACAGTGAATGATTTGTATGTCCGCGAGACACCGAATGGTTACGTTATGGGTTCAATCAATAAAGGAACCGTTGTTGAAATTGACGAAAAGACAAGCGGAAAGTGGACGCATGTAAAAGTTTCTGGTATCGGCATTGGCTGGATCTGGACTGGATATCTGGCAAAGGAGGGTGGCCCCGCATCCGCTACCATTACAGGAAAACAGGACAAGACACAGGTACTTTTCAAGGGGAATGTAACCGCCACTGTGCTTAATGTGCGTACTTGGGCTGGAACTGAGTATCCAAATATTAAAAAATACCCGAAGCTTAACCAGGGAAATGAAGTGGAGGTAATGAATTTTACCCAGAAAGATAAAAACGGTAGTAAGTGGTATTATATCCGTATTGCAGGAAAGTATTATGGCTTTGTATCTGCAAAATATATTAAGAAGCAGTAAAAATATCCCGGGGAATTAACCCCGGGAATTTCTTTTATTTAATTACTGATAACATCAATGAGCCAGTTCGTCAGCACATAGAAGATATCATTAATTATTCTTCTGGATTTTCGGGAAAATGTCTAGCTGGAAACCAATCTTATTGCCCTTCCCATAAGCATTTTTATTATCTTTTGAGTAGGCAATCTTTTCAATTAAACTCTTAAGCATTTTATTCTTCGATTCTGTATCAAGGCTCCAATAGTTATCGAGTAGCTCTTCGCAACGAGGAATAAAATCTGATTGTTGCTTTATAATATTCTGCTCATGTTTGATTTCTTCTTTTAATTTTTCTATAGTATCGGAGCATGACTGAATGGATGCGGATATAGTTTTGGCACGTTCGAGGAAGACTTCTGTGGTGTAGATACCCTGTTCAAGCAGATCATATTGTTTTGCTTTCTGAGAGTTTAAGCTTTCCAGCTCGTTTTCTTTTTCATGTATGAGATTCTGCTTAGAAGTTATTACGCAATCAATAGCCTTTGAAGATGTATTAATATCATTGTTTAACTTATATTCCTCTACGATCTCCTTAATTCCATCAATCACAGCTTTTTCAACCAGAGGTAACTTGCTGCTTACCGTAGAGCAAGATGTGTATGGACACATGAGAGTATCTTCTTGTCCTCGCTTCTGGTAAGGACGGCGAACCATGGCGCGACCACACTTGCTGCAATAGACAATTCCGGCAAGTGGATTACGAATCGAGTTTGCTATACTAACTGGGCGAGGTGGGTTCTTTTTTCGTATTTCCTGTACGGAGTTAAACAGGTCCTCCGATATAATAGCTGGATGTAATCCATTACAAATAAGAGTATCTTTTGATCGTGGGCGTGCCTTAACCACTTGCCCGTTCTGTATAGTCTTTACTGTTTTTCGACCATTCCACCTTATTTTCCCGATGTATACCGGATTTGTTAGAATTCCCTGTATAGTGGCAGGAGTCCAGTCACCGCCTAGTGCAGATTCTATCCCCATTTCATTTAATTTCCGTGCAATCTTCGCAACTCCGATTTGCTCGCAGCCATCACCGGCATACCAGGTGTAGATCATTTTTACAATCTCAGCTTGAGCCGGAACAGGTCGGAGAGTATAGCCTTTTTCTTTTTCGAGTTTTACTCTTTCGTATCCGTAAGGTGGTTTGTTGCCACAGTATTTCCCTTCTTTTACTGATGAGATCCTTCCGGCATTCAGACGGCGCTTGATGGTTTTGTATTCTCGGCGGCTCATGAATAGTCCAAACTCAAAATACTCTTCATCAAATTCGTTGTTCGGATCGTATATTTTTGTTGGGGTAATAATCTTCGTGTCGGAATATTGGAATGCTCTGGACACAACACCTTGGTCGATGGTGTCACCTCTGGCAAGACGTTCTACTTCCACAACCAAAACACCATCCCACATGCCGGATTCTACTTCGTGAAGGAGTTGCTGCATGACAGGACGGTCGGCGATAGTTTCTCCAGATACCACTTCGCGGTAAATTGCACCCACAATGTACTCTTTTTTCTTTGCAAGATCTAACAGAATCCGTTCATGTCTGGCGAGTGTTTCGCCCTCTCCATGTGCTTCAGCTTCCCGATCGGCTCTGGATTTCCTTAGATAGATGCATACTGATTCATTCATTTTATCATTCTCCTTTTTTTTACTTGTGCGATAATCCAGGAGATGATATAATCATTGTGTAGGTAAGATTTTCTCCGGATTATCTTATTTATTAAACCGGTTCCTGTTGGTCGCAGGAGTCGGTTTTTTAAATTATAGCACAATATAAAAATAAATAAAGCATAATAATTTGGTACAAATTACGTAAATTCACTATTATTATATAAAAATTGATGGTATAATCAAGAAAAAAATGGGAGGTGCAATATGAAAAGAAACAAGAAAATTTTAACAGTTATCACAATCTTATTGCTCATTGTATGTATGGCGGTTCCGGTATCGGCAGCGGGCAAAATCAATAAGAAAAAAGCCACTTTGAAAGTTGGTCAAACATTACAATTAAAAGTAACCGGTACAAAGGGAAAGGTAAAATGGAAAAGTAGTAAGAAATCTGTTGCAACGGTATCTTCTAAGGGACGCGTAAAAGCAAAGAAAAAAGGATCCGCAACGATTACTGCAAAGGTCGGCAAAAAGAAATACACTTGTAAAGTTACCGTTAAAAAGCCAGCTACTAACAGTAATGGTGGTTTTAGTGGAAATACAAATGCGAATACAAATGCTAATACCAGCGGTAAAAAGAACGTTGTAACCTATCATGCGGAATCGACACCGTATGGAGCAGTGGCAATTCTGGAAAACCATTATGACTATACAGTTGATTTAACTGTTGAATTTGTGTATTATCTGAATGGTTCTATGATCGGAACAAGCAAAGGATATAATTACGCTTTTGCGCCACACTCAAAATGTGCGCTTCAAGGTTGGAATCATGATAAGACCTGGGATTCCTTCAAAATAAATTTGAAAATAGAAAAAGCTTCAAATACTATAACGAATAATTCTGGCATTCGCTATTCTTCGAATTTTGGAGATAACAACGTAATGGTTGAGGTGAAAAATGTAGGTAGGAAAAATTATTCCACCCAGATAGGAGTTGTATTTTATCAGAATGGAAGAATTGTAGGTTATAATTATAATTACGCTCATGTGGAAAATCCTGGATCAACTGCTTATCTTCAATTTAATTTTCCGTATGACAGGGATTACAATGATATTATCCCGGATAGATACGAGGTATATGTAAATAATTCGTACACGTACAGCTGGATGAATTAAAAAAAATGGAACTGGGGGAATTAACTCCTCAGTTCTTTTTTTGTCGAGAAATGTATAATTTTCTCGATTTTCGTCAAATACAGCATTAATGTAAGAAAATTTGTGCAAGATTGAGATATTGTATAATTGTTATATTGAGAGTATAATATAAACTAATTTTGGAGGGATTTTATGAAAGGAATAAAAAAGCTTGTTATATTTTTTCTGTTTGGGATAATGCTCACATTTTCTGTACGTGCGCCGCTATGTGAGAGCATTGATCCAACAGATTCCGAAGTGATTATTAAGACAAGTGCCAATAATCAATACGTAATACATAATTATACACAGGCGGTTGTATCTGAAGCAGAGCAGCAGCCATTTGTTGTGAATAAAAGCAATAATACTTCTGCGGAATGTACACGCCATTTCTTTTTCAATCGTTCAAGACAAAGGGAGGGAACACTTTTTAAGCAGAGGGCGAGAAGCATGATCAGTCCGTTTTATATCGCTAAAAAGAGGGTATAATGAAATAAAAGAGAACAAATGTTCTTATTGTGCGATATTGGGAGGGACGGAAAATGGATTACAAGAAGGAAATTATTGAACTAATAGAAAGCTGTGATAATATTCACTGGCTAAAAACGATATACGCATACATAAAAAGATTAATAGGATAGTAAAGAAAAAGACAAGGGTTTGCGCATTGCCCTTGTCTTTCTTTTTTACTTGTTTGAAATCATGTCAATCAGTTCTTCAAGCTTATCCCATCCATCGTCGTCCAATCTGGCTAATGCAGATATAAGACGGTGTCTAAATGAATCTTCGCCGGATTTCTGTATGTCTGCAAGCATTTCTGCAATTTCTTCATCCTTGCTCTTTGGAACGAACATACTTCCTTTTCCTGTTCTGAGCCATTGTTCACTCACTCCAAATTCTCTGCATATAGATTTGATAACAGCATCTGTTGGATTTCTTAAACCAGTTTCATAATTAGTAATGGTATTTCCCTTTACTCCAATTATGTTTCCAAACGCTGTCTGAGTGAGCTTCTGGGATTTGCGCACTTGTTTGATTCTGTCTTTCACTTTTCCTCACCTCCGATGATAATATATCATAAAAAACTCACAAAGTCAATATTTAGTGTTGACATATAACTCACAACGTGATATTATAAACTCACAAAGCAAGGAGGTGAAAACAGTTGAGCAAAACAGATATTCAGTATCTATTTGATTATGTAAGAGATTTGCAGAAACAGGTAAATCAGTTAAAAGTGGCGGTTCTTACCGGGAAAATAAATGGATTAGAATTTCCAAATCCTATTCACTTAGACCCCGGTGAGAAAATACCACTTGGACATCTTGCAGATGATCTACTTGATACAGAATTTCAAAATTGTAGAAACGATACTTGTAATAAGAGCAATGAATGAGATTGCGGTAGTCACTTTAAAACGGTAAGTATCTTCTCTGTATATTTTCATTTCAACTTCGCCGTCTTGAGTGACCACATAGCCCTCATACCCACGCACGGGTTGCTTATGCAAGAATCCTTTAGATGCTAAGTATCTATACATTTCGTGATTCTCGGTATCTTGTGCAGTGGTTCCGTTATTTTTAAGAACGGACTTCATTAACCGATATTGCTTCCCAGTTATCATTTAATCACCTCCCATCTACTGGGAGTATATCACAAGAAAGGAGTGAGCACATGTCTGAAAAAGAAAAAAGAATCGTGGAAAAGTTAAAAGACGCGATTCCTAATATGTCAGAATTTGACAAGGGATACATTCTCGGTAAGACGGAAAGTTTTTCTGAGAATAAGCCAGATGATTCTGATAAGGCACAGAAAGAAAGTTCATAAGTTTCTTGAACCAAGGTTGCCAGAAGTTAAGTAGAAAGGAGTGTATGAAAATGGAAAGAAAATCAATCGCCGGACTTACGGACTATGCTTTAGAGATGCTTGGATATGATAAAGAAAAGATTCTCAGGGCAGTAGAAAATTGCGTAATGGCAATGGGAGAATTGACAATCGCAGAAAGCAAAGTTGCCCGTAAGCATCTGGACTTTGTTATGGAAGAAATGTATAAGCGGAGTCAAGACACCTTAATAAATACTATTCAGCCTCGTTTATAATCTTATTTTCATGAACGACAAAATTATAAGCATAGTTATAGGCTTGTACATACTGGTTGGACAGTGACAGTACATCAGAAGAATTAACTTCATCTTCGCTGTTTAATTTATTAACTTGTGCAGTTGCTTGGATATAAGCTAAAGCAATATTGTGTGCTGCCAGTTCTGAATTTATAGTACGGATTTCTGAAAGTTCACTGTAACTTAAACCAAAATTATCGGGCATAGCAAATTCCTCCTTTCCAAAGGAGAGTATAGCATAAAAAGGGAGTGAATACATATCAAAAAGAAATTATTAATTATTCCTATAGTTGCAGGGATTGTTTTTCTCTCTGGTTGTAAAGGGAAACTGAAAGAGGGAGAAATTTACAATAAAGAATTTATTCCTGCACATACAGAAACAGTTCTGATCTCTACAGTCCGAACTAACGGAAAAACATCATATACAACTGTAATACCTTATGTGTATCACTATTCGGATTCTTATGAAATAGATATTCGTGATTACAATGAGGAAGAAAAAGAATATGACACAGCTACTTATTATGTAACAGAGGAAGTATATAACCAATGCGAGATTGGAAGTATTTTCAAATATGAAAAAGGTCGGGATTTTACTGAGATTCCACATACTCGCAAAGAAGCGAATTCTGACCAGAAAGAAGAAACTAAGAAAGGAGCGTAAATGGACGCATTACAATTTAACAAAGCCGTCAGCCAACACTGCAAAGAATCTGGTGGAGACTGTTGCAAATGTGACCTACGGCTTTACTGTTACCTATCGCCAAGTGAACGACCAGATGAGTTAGTGAGTTTGGTTATTGATTTTTTGCATAACCACATTGAAAACCATGATCATTATACCCATCACAGTGCGGCTTCATTTCCGTGTGTTGATGATATGGACATGAGCACCGCAGTAGGCGGCGACTGTTACCAGAAACCTCATACTCTTCATAAACAGCCACATGCTTGTGAATCTTGTGGCAATGATACAGTCGTGTAATTGTTTCAACCATATTCGTCTCCTTTCCTCAATACTCAGCATTCCAGTGCCTGCGCTTACAGGATAGGAGAACAAATATAAAAAGTCAAGGTAGGGAGGTGAAAACAGTTGAGCAAATCAACCAGGAAAAAGATTCGTTCTCTTGAAAAGAGAATATCAGATATTGAGTCACAACTTCAATGTCCGCAAGCTACTTTTACATGTCAATTGGTTACTCCAAACGACATTTTAGCCCAGATTCTTCAAGAGAGCCAATATCAAGATCATAAATATGAGCTTCGAGCTAATCTGAATGGCAAGACATTATTCGAGAAGAAGACGGAAAGTTTTTTCTGAGAATAATCTGGAGCAAGAATCAGATAAGAAAGAAACTGCAACTTCACAGTAATTAAAGAGGAGGAAGAAAATGAAGAAATTTGAATTAACATCAGAAACCAAAATTAACATTTTCGGAAAGAAACTTTTCCGAATCAAAGCACTCATTTCATTTGCGGATGTAGAAGCCGGAGAAACTGGCGGATGGGTAGAAAAAGAAGGAAATGTAAACCAGTCCGGCAATGCATGGGTGTACGGCGATGCAGAGGTGTCCGGCGATGCAAAGGTGTACGGCAATGCAGAGGTGTACGGCGATGCAATGGTGTACGGCGATGCAAAGGTGTACGGCGATGCAGAGGTGTCCGGCAATGCAAAGGTGTACGGCGATGCAAAGGTGTACGGCGATGCAATGGTGTCCGGCGATGCAAAGGTGTCCGGCGATGCAGAGGTGTCCGGCAATGCAAAGGTGTACGGCGATGCAATGGTGTACGGCGATGCAATGGTGTACGGCGATGCAGATTACACAACTATTCATGGATTTGGTACTCAATTCCGTACCACTACGTTTTTTAGATGCAAAGATAAAAAGGTCAGAGTTGCATGCGGATGCTTCTTTGGGACTATTCCGGAATTCCGTGAACAGGTTAAAAATACAAGAAAAGGGAAAATTGCAGAAGAGTATCTGATGATTGCTGACCTTATGGAAAATCATTTTGAAAAATAAAGTGCTCCGAAGGAGAGCTGAAACCTCTCGCCTCGGAGCTGTAAACCACTAATCACCCTAGCGGATTACAGGATAATCATATCATTTCTTCCTGTATTTCGCAAGAGAACAGGAGGATTTTTTATGAAGAAAACCGAGGATAAAAAAGTGACAAATTTTGAAGAGTTCGAAACTTTCTATGCAGTCGAAGTTGTAAGAGAGGCAAAAAAGCAGACTCACAAATGGTTCTGCGCATGGATTGTAACCATGATTGCATTAATTCTTTCAAACGCTGCATGGATGTTTATCAAGTAAGAAAGGAGGAAAGACTGTGGCAATCAGATATACCACAGAACAAAAGAAATACATCCTTTTGAAAGGCAATATTGCAAAAAGGATGGAGGCCGAGCGAGTAAGTGATGCACAGATGGCAGCAATTACCGGAATGGCAGAAAACACTTTCCGTAAAAAGCGAAATAAGCCAGAAACATTCACGTATCCGGAACTGCGGCATATTTTTATTCGATTGAACTTCCCTAACGAGGAAATATTGGAGGCTTTGACATGAAAGATTGGATAGACTCCATTCTGATTGGAGGGATAGCAACGTATCTTCCGTTCTGGACCTGGGACAACAGCCGTGACCAGATCATGGGAGCGTTGGGACTGATCGGAGCTGTGTACATAGCAAGGACGTGGAAAGAATGGACATGCTAGACATGCCAACTAAAAAAGGATCCTCAGAGCTGCAACTCAAATAAGGATCCAAGACAATATATCTCTTCTCCATTGTAGAAGGAAAGAAACCAAAAGTCAATACAAGGAGGAAATTATGAACGAAGAGAAAATCAGAGAAATATTTGATTTGTGTCTGAGAGTTTCAAGTGAAACAACGGCGCATGTGAATTTTGACTATACGGCGTGTGACGACATATCCAGAGTTTATATTTATGTATTTAATGATGCAAGGGAGATCGTAAAACATTTTTCATTGTGCCAGTTTTACGACTTTAAGTTTGAATCTCAGAATTATGAAGATGCAAAGAAATGTCTTCTGGAACTGCTTATTAATGGGAGGTGTCCGTTAAATGAATCTTGAAGAATTAAGACTCCTCCCGAAGTGGGATATGGTTCTTGCAGTGAATATCTTGTTGGAGGAACTGAACAAGCGAAACGCTCCTATTGTTGATTGGGAGAATCCAGATATGTACGTGGATCATCTTGAATATCATGCCGCTGATTCCATTCAGAACGGTAAGACGGTTCCGGGCATGGGGGATAAGTCAGACGCAATCTATTGTTTTTTTAAGCAGTTAAAGGAGCCAGTCTATGAACGAAAGAATACAGGAAGTCTTGAGACTGATTGATGTTCAGCTCGCACTTGTTCCAGATAATCCAATAGAGGAACAGTACAAGGCGAGGACATTGGCAAGTTACACGCAAGCACTAAATGGGCTTTTAGCGGCTCAGAAAACATATAAGGAGGGCAACAATGGGAAAATTTGAAATCCGTATTCCGGCAAGGAAGAAGCAGCCGGCAACCGATAAGGATAACCCGGTTGTGAAAGTATCATCGGAAGCATACAACGCACTGGTTGAAATCTATAACGAATCAACTATATCTATGAAAGACATTGCAAGTTTACTGATTGTAGAAGCCAGTAAGTGCGTGGTCTATGACAAGGGGGATTGAAATTGAATATCTATGAAAAATTAGGAGTTATTCAGTCAAAGCTGAAAGCCCCAAAAGGGCAGTATAACTCATTTGGGAAATATAAATACAGAAGCTGTGAGGACATTCTGGAAGCAGTAAAGCCGCTTCTGGCAGAAACAAAGACAGTGTTATGTATCACTGATCAGATGGAAGTGGTCGGGGACAGAATCTATGTAAGAGCAGAAACACATTTAAAAGATGCAGAGGATTTTTCTTCTGAAATCGTAACAGTTGCTTATGCAAGGGAAGAAGAGTCTAAGAAAGGCATGGATTCTTCACAGGTGACAGGTGCAGCTTCATCTTATGCCAGAAAATACGCTTTAAATGGACTGTTCTGTATTGATGATAATAAAGACAGTGATTCTACTAATACAGGAGAGAAAGAAAAAACGTCCGGCAGGAAAGCGGAATCGGCAAAAGAAACTGAGATGATTAGTTCCGAGACTACTATGTCAATTAAAAACATTATTGATAAGTACCCGGAAGCTAAACTTTTGGAACAGATTAAAGCTCGTTTTAAGGTAAACGATATTAAGTCTCTTACCAAGGAAAAAGGTCAGAAATGTCTGAAGATGTTAATTGACTATGACAAACAGCATACAGAAAAGGAGTAGCAGCATGAATAAAGTAATTCTTACAGGAAGATTTACACGTGATCCAGAAATCAAGTACACCAATGATGGAATATCTATTGCAAGGTTTTCTATTGCGGTAAACAGAAGATTCGTGAAAGAGGGTTCTGATCAGAAAGCAGATTTTTTGAATTGTATTGCTTTCGGAAAGTCAGCAGAATTTATCGAGAAATATTTTTCCAAAGGAATGAAAGCGGACTTATCTGGTAGGATCCAGACCGGCAGCTACACTAATCGTGATGGGCAGAAGGTGTACACAACGGACATTGTTGTGGAAGAAATTGAGTTTGGTGAAAGCAAAGGTTCTAATCAAAGCCAGCAGAAGTCAGAGACGCCGCATCCAGAAACAGACCCGGACGGATTTATGGATATTCCAGATGGAATTGATGAGGAGATGCCGTTCGCATGATACAAATTGATAGCAGAGAACATCAGAAAGTTATTGATGGCATTAAAAAGGCATTTGACGAGGCAGGGGAAAAATGGTTCGTGTCAAAGCTGTATGTGGGTGATTACATGAATTATGATAACCCGCGTTTAGTAGTTGATAGAAAACAGAACCTTGCAGAGTTATGCGGAAATGTATGTCAGCAGCATGAAAGATTCCGATCTGAAATTATCCGGGCGAATGAAGCAGGAATAAAACTTGTCTTCTTATGTGAACACGGGAAAGGGATCGAAAAGCTGGATGATGTTCTCTGGTGGGAGAATCCCAGGGCAAAGAAGCGTGTTAAGAAAAATGGTATTTGGATTGAGCAAGAACAGAAAGTTATGCACGGCGATACGCTGTACAAAATTCTATGCACAATGCAGAGAAAATATGGCGTTG